TTCTAGTCATACGTCCATGATTACCAACAACACAAGGAACTTCAATCTCTTTAAAATGGGGAGCTAAGAACATTAAAGCTTGAGCTATTAAGTTAGCTCCTCTTATCATTTGTTGCATACAATTATCTATATTAGTCCTAGCTAATTCTTCATGTATGTCTCCACTAACCATATCTCCAAGCATAGGAATAATAAGTTTATCTATAGGAGCTGTGTTTCTTCTTAGTTCCACTAAGTTAAGTAATTGTGTTGCCCAACCATGTAAACGCCTATTAAAGATATCTATATCATAACTGTTTAATCCAGCCATTTGTTCTAAACTAACATGGTCTCCTACATGAGTATCTGATAAAGGAGCTACAACTACTTGAGGTGTATTACCTTTTACCCCATCTTTTTTACCTATAAATGGATTATAGGATTGTTTTACTCTAGGAAATGCAGGAGCATTATCTTTAATTGCTTCTACTATAACTTCTTTTTTAGTGGAGTCTTTAAGTGATTGTTGATATAATTTCTTATAAAAAGTCATTTCTGACTTATAAGTAGCTAATTTCTTATCAAGTCTAATTCTATCTTCTGACTCAGCAAAAGAATCTAGCTCATCTATATCATCTTCGAACTCTGAAAAGACCTCCTTGTCGTGCCATCGTTGAATTGTTGTTCGATGGATGTCTACTCCGTACTCGTCCTTCATCCATCTTGCTAGACTCGTCCATGACTGACCCTCTGCCTTTTTTCTTTTTATCTCTGATTTTGCCTCTTCTGGAATCATATTCCCTCCTTACTACTAATACTATTACTTTTCCACACATTATACAATGTAAATCATTATCCAGATTTAAACTCATAAAACCTGAACATTTGGGACATACTATAGCAGACTTTGAATTAATTGTCAAGTAACAACCTTCTTTTCCTACCTAACAAATTATCTATAGTAACTGATTTAGATAACGGAATTTCAGCACTTTCTTTTTTATGTCTGCGTATAGCATGTAATGCTTCATTAGATAAATTTTCATGTAAATCTTCTACTGTATGATTTTTAAAGTCCTCATCAATATCCTCTAAATCTAATTCTAGAAATTCTATAGGTTGTTCCTCTTCAAGCCCTAGTTTATCTTTTTTACCTCCTCGATGAAGCTCATCATCTTGAGGATTCCCAAAAGCTTGAGGTTGTTTAGATAGTTGAAGGTCAGACATATGTGAAGATACACCATCAGTTACAGGTAAATTATCATCTTCTTTCTTCTTTTCTTCATCGTTAATTCTTTTTATCTTCTCTTCCATATCTAATTGTTCCGTAACCATTCTACTATCATTAGGTGAAGAACCTTTTCTTTCTACAAATTTAGGTAGTTCTTCTTCTTCTTGTTTCCTAACCCATTTATCAAGTTTAGCAGTAGCATCTTTCTTCATCTTCTTTTCAGGAGAACCATCAGTCATAAAGACTCCTAATCGTTCAATTCCACTACGTTTCTTTTTAGATTTAACTCTTTGTTTTTTACCATTACCACCATATGTAGGATTAAATATACCAGCATTTGTAGATGTGAATACTGTCCCACCACCATCTCCAAAAGCTCCATCTCCACCACCATCTCCTCCACCTTCTTTAACAAGGTTATTAGAACCTGTACCACTATTATTCCCTCCTCCTGTAGGAGTATTGCCCTTCTTCTTCCAATCTATACGCTTCCTACCCATTGAAGGTCTGGGTGGATATTCAGGAGCATTAGGAGAATTCAACCTAACTCTTTTAATATTAGGTTTAGTTCCTTCCATATTAGCCCCATCCATGTTAGACCCTGTTTCTACTTTTTGAATCTTTTTATTTTTCTTAGGCATTACTTACCCTCCAATTCATCTTCGTCTATAGTTTCTCCTTGATATCGTTCCCCTTGCTTACCTGAACTTGAATTCTTTGTATTTCGATTATTTCGTCCAGAAGGAGCATAAGAAACACTAGGTCTTGTTGGATTACCTGTAGGTTTAAACTGAGCTTTCTCTACATTAGTTACTCCATTATTTCCTAAAGTAGCTACATAGTCTACTCCATCTTGTATAAACCACATTTGATTATTCATAATCTCTTTTACAACAGGAGAACTATATCCTTTCTCCATTAAAGAACCTATCCAAGTTTTGTTTAGTGGATTACCCCCAAACTCTTTAATTCCCCATTGTTTATTCTCTCCTTTCTTTTGACGAGCTTCTGCATATTCATCTATGTCTCTTTCTTCTCCGGGTAATTTCATACTAGCATCAGGAGTAATTCCTCCTGTACGTCCTTTATATTTACCTTTTCCTTTCAATAACATAGCCTGTATAGGTGCACCTCCACCTTCGGCTCCTCCACCTCCAGCAGCTTCACCACCACCTTCAGCTCCTCCAGCAGCTCCTACATCAACCTCTATAGGTTCACCTGTAGCATTAGCTTGTTGCTGGGCTTGGTCTATCATTTGATTCTGTTGCTCTGCTTGCATCTGCTGCATTTGGAATTGTTGTTCTTGACCAGCTATTTCCATAGCTTGCTGTTCACCTTGCATTTGAGCAGTAGGTACTTGGTCTCCACTTATTATGAATTCCATTTCTCCCAAATCCACCTGTTGTTCTTTTAAGGCAACAGTAAAACCTAATTGAGCTAAAGTATTAGCTACCTGTACTTTCTGTTGAGCAAAACTAATTTTAGTAGCTTCAGCTTTTTCTTCAGGTTGAGGTAATTCAAGTTCCCAATCTGTAATTCCAAAAGCTTCTAATAACAAAGGGAATATTTTTTCATGGAACATTCTTTGGTCAGCTTCTACTACCCTACTCATAACTACTAATTGTTGAGTCTGAGTAGATAATCCACCAAATGCTTCAGGAGCTCCTTGCCATGCTGGTGTAACACCCCACATAGCTCCAACTCTTTCTCGTATTTCTTCCCTTACAGGTAAATAATCCATCTCCTGTAGTGTATGGAACAGTCTAACCATATCTACTCTTCCTCTTTGACTACGAGCTGAAACAGCTACCATAGGAATAAAGTTAGGGTCTAATCTAGTTTGAGCAGCTATATTAGCTCTCTCCCTTCTTAAACTTTCAGGGTCGTCTGTAGTTACCATAACCATTGAAGCTGGCATTTTTCTTTCAAAGAAATACCTATATAAGTTTTTGTCCATTCCAATTAAGGTTAAAGCTTTCTCAAAAATAGTTAGGATAGGACTCCATCCATAAGTTTCTGATGGAGCAAACTTAGTTAGATGTATAACTTCAGAATCAAATAGATATATCTGTTGATTTCTATGATAATATTTATACATAACAGGTTGAGCCATTCTATCACATCCGGGTTCCTCACATTTAGAAATATCATCTTTTACTTCTGTTCTATGTATAGGACATAAGAAATGAGCATTTTTAGGAAGTCCTGCTGTATCTAAATCAAATTCAACTAAGGCTGGATTTAATCTTCTAATTTCTTTTACCTTTGACTTTAGAGTTCCATCTCCAGCACTATAATATTCTTTAGCTATATAAATAAATCCATCATCAATAGAGTTAACATCAAAATGAAACTGTCGTAAAACTTCTTCTAAACTTTGGTCAAATACATTACAGTCTCTAATAAACTCAGTAAATACTTTAATCTGTTCAGGGTCAGCATCTTGTACAAGAGCTTTCCATTTCATCCCTCTCCTAAAAACCTCACTTGTTATATGGTTTAAAGGAGACCGTATTTCTTCTACAGTCATACAAATTGTCTGTAAGTCCATTACAAGCTGTTGCCTGTATGCCATTTGATGCCTAACCCATGTATTTACTACATGGTCTAGACCTATTGTGGGTGCTGAACCTGTCTCTCCAGCAGCTTTTGATAATTGAAACATATTAAGCTGACTATTTAAATCAGATAATTGTTTTGCATAAGCTGGTACTTCAGGTAAATATTCAGATAATTTCATACTTTATTCCTCACTTAATAATGTAGCTGCATCAGACATAGCTGCTAATCTTAATACGGTTCCCATAGCTGTTTCTTTTAATCTAAAAGATTCGCTTTCGTTAGTTTTTTGTTTTAATTTGTATATCTCTTCTTTATATTTCGATATCTCTTCTTCATATTTTACTATCTTATCCTCCATTTCCTGTGTCTCTATCGTATCTGCTTCAATAGCTCCTCCTAAATTAGCATTTTGTAATACTCCTAATCTAGTTGCTTCACGCACTAAAGATATAAAACCACCCTCAGTTAATATAGTAACTGCTTCATTATCATCTGGAACATCAGACTCTGGGTCTAAACCTTTTAACGCATCATGCCATGTATCTAATATACGCCATGTATGTGTTGTCTCATCTTTAACTGCTATATACTGCACATCTCTTTCTCTTAACGAATTTCCTATTGTCATTCTCTATTCTCCTTTATCCATCATTTCTCTTTTGTTTCTGCTCACATATAAAACATGTTGAGTTTCCAATTTTAATTCTAATCTTCGCTCCACATTTACATTTAGTCCAATTTCTTCTAGCCATTTTATTCGTTACTTAGTGTCTCGGACGGTGTACCAATTGATACTTCCACATTATCAGATACATTCCAATTAGCTGCCGTTACACTTTGATGAATCTTAAATTCTTTAGTTGCAAATCCATCAGCAACACCTATTTCATTAAGTTCAATCGTAAGCGTTCCAATTTTCATTCGGTCAAATACACAAGCTCCACCCTCAGTATATAGATTACTTAGAGTCAACTTACCTATCTTCCCATTAGTTGCCGTTGTAGGAGCATCAATATGAATTCGGTCATATGAACCTCCAGAAGTTACCATTGCCTCTGCCTGATGATGACCCCCACCGATTGCCCTCATTCTAGAGGTTCCGGGAGTGACGTTGATGGATTGTCCATCACTAGCATTACCTATAACATTGATGGTATGGGCAGTAGTATTATCAAAATATAGTTGTGAACATCTAGATTTTTCAAAAACCATTTCACCTATCTCTAAGTAAGTGCTAGTACCACCACTTACCACAGTACCTCCAATTAATACAGCAGTAGCAGTAGCAGCAGTACCATTAGCAGAAGTATGGGCAGTAGAGGACGGTAATGCTGAGTTAGCATAGACTGTACCTACTGACACATTTTCAATTTTTATCTCTCTAACAGGCACAACACCTAGTACAATTCTTAACGTATTATCATCTTTATTCTCTTCTCTAAATGCCAGCATTTCTTCAAGTTGAGCAGAAGGAGTATCTAATGGAGCAGCATATACGCCAGCATCTCCATTACTAAATGACCTACCAGCTAAAACCGTTTCATTTACTGCAACACCTGTTCCAGCTACGGTAGTTGCTGTCAATAAACCAATAGCCATTTGTGGAGATAAGCCCATCATTCTCAAGAAAGAATATGGAGCTTTCATAATATTGAACGTCATCTTCCATTTAGCTGATTCTTCATTTAAATAAGTTACTTTAGCTAATACCCAATTACGCCATATAGTAACTTTGTTATAAGTATTTACAGGTGACCGTACAATAGCCATTGGAGAAGCTTTCACACATCTTCCAAATGCTTTAAGTCCTTTCCATAGTTCTGGTGCAAGTAATCCTACTCCCATCAGTAATAATACAGATGAAATACTTGTAGTAAGTATTGATTGTGAAGCAAATATAGCTAAAGAATTTTGAACCATTGCTTGTGATATATAAAATTCTAATCTAAAAGGACTACCCACTATAGGAAATATTGAAGCAATAAGAGATACAGGATTTATAAGTAACAAATACAGAATGGAAATTGGTATTCCAATCATACCTGTTGTCAAAGCTATAGACCCAATAAGCTTCCTAGCAAATGTTTTAATTGTATTCAACTTAAATAATTTATACATAATGATATCTCCTTAAAAAAGTATAGTCTCTATATTATACTAACTTAGGCAATTAAACATGCACTCCATCCACAATTCTTACAAGACTCACATCCATCTTGCATTACAACTTGTGGTTCTTCACAACATACAGGAGGCTCTTCTTCTTTAACTCCTTTAACTAATACTTCCTTTTCCCTACTTCCAGCTCTATAAACTGTTATTCCTTTACAATCCTTTTTCCAAGCTAACATATAAGCATCTTCTACATCTTGTTTAGTTGCCTTATTAGCAAAATTAATAGTCTTTGAAATTCCTGAGTCCACAAAAGTTTGAAATTCAGCTTGCATTAACACATGGTCATCAGGAGAAATATCAGGTGCAGTAGCATATAATCTCTTCACCCAAAGTGGTATATCTTGTCTGTCTTGTAAAGAACCTCCTTCAGCAAGATAGTCCATCAATTCTTCTGAATAAAAACCTTCTCTTTTAGCATCCTCTTCAAAATATTTATTTACATAGTTCAAAGTTTTGCCTTCCAAAATGTTTTGTTTTTTCCAAGCTAATGCAAAGATAGGTTCTATTCCACTAGAACAATCAGCAATCATAGATATAGTTCCAGTAGGAGCTACAGTCATTCTACAAGCATTTCTATATTGATTAAATGGATTGTCTCTATGTAAAGTACTATTATTAAATGCTGGAAAAGTACCTCTTTCTTCAGCTAATCTAAGAGATTCATTATTAGCATGTTGCATAATGAAATTCATTACATGTCTTCCTACTCTCCTACCTTCTTTAGAATTATAAGGAATTCCTAATTTAATTAACAAGTCTGCAAATCCCATTACTCCTAATCCAATCTTTCTAGTAGCTTTGGTCATTTTCTCTATATCAGGAGTAGCATAATAATTTGCATCAATTACGTTATCCAAAAAGCGTGTTGCTAATTGAGTAACATTTTCCAACCTACGCCAATCAATTTGAGATTCCCATGGGGTTGGAAGGTTAGGGATATTAACATCATCCTTTTTAAAGAACTTAGCCAAATTAATAGACCCTAGATTACAACTTTCATTTCCAAGTAGTGGTTGTTCACCACAAGGATTAGTTGCAATCATTTCTCCATATTCAGGTACTACTGCATTATCTCTATTAATTCTATCTAAGAAAATCATTCCGGGTTCCCCATTATTCCATGCCCTACCAATAATTTTATCAAATACTTCTCTTGCATTTAACTTACCTACAACTTCATTTGTTTGAGGATTAATAAGATTATAATCCATATTGTTTTCTACACAACACATCCAAGTATAATCCACTCCCACCGATATGTTAAAATTGTGGATGTCTCCTTCAATAGACTTACAACTAATAAAATCCATAATATCTGGATGATAAACAGACATAACAGCCATATTCGCACCATCACGTTTTCCTCCTTGTGTTATCATGGAAGATACTCTTGAAAGTGTCTTTAATACTTCTATAGGGCCACACGCAACCCCATGAGTAGTTTTTATTCTATCTCCTTTTGGACGTATATTAGATAAAGAAAATCCTGTACCACCACCAAATTTCTGAACCATGGCTGTATCAGTCGCAGCCTTCATTATTCCTTCCATAGAATCCTCTAAAGGTAGAACAAAACAAGCAGATAACGTACCTTGTTCCGTTCCAGCATTCATTAACGTAGGAGAATTTGGGACAAATTCCAAGTTCTTCATAATATCAAAAAATTCTTTTTCGTATAAATCAGCCTCAACAGGTAATTTCGCATATTCAAGTTCTATTTTTGCAATAGCCTTCGCTA